TAGAAAAGCACCTTCTAGGTGGCTTAATAAAACACCCTTACGTATTTCCTGACGTAGATCAATTTGTAAATGAAAATGATTTTTACAATTCTATTCACCAGACAATATTCTGCGTAATAAGAGATAGCGTACTAGGAAAAGAAAAGATAGATGTAGTCCTGCTATCTCAAAAAATCAAAAACCTAGGCGTATCATTTAAAGATGACATAAATGTTTTTGACTATATTGAAAGCATATCTCATACGCAGATAAACAAGCAGGGCATAATCGAATCCGCTAAAGAGCTGGTTAAGCTAAGGATACTTAGAGAGATAGAAGGAACCTCAGAGAAACTAAAGAGATTTGCAGCGACAAGCTCCAATGAAGATATAGATTCTATAATATCAGAGTCCGATAGGATATACGGAGAGAAGATATCTTCTTACGAACTTAACGACCGACCGGAAAATTTATTTGATGGCATAGATGACTTAGTAGAAGCAAGAGGCAATGAGCCAGAAAGTGAAAGCGGCATTTCTACCACTTATCCAGAGTTCAACAGAATGTACGGTGGACTCAGAGAGGGTAATATCTATGCTATAGTATCTAGACCGGCACAAGGCAAAACGACTTGGATAAATGATATATGCTTCAAGACCGCTCTCAAGCACGATATACCCGCCTTAATTCTAGACACCGAAATGAGTAGGGAAGAGATGCAATTTAGAATGGCATCTTCGATATCTGGAGTTCCCATGTGGTATATAGAAACCGGCAACTGGAGAAAAAACAAAGACATGGTAGACAAAGTTAGAGAAGCCTTAGATAAAATGAAGGACTATAACTATATGCATTATCATGTCGGTAATAAAAACATAGACCAAATATGTTCTATAGTTAGAAGGTGGTACTACTCCAAAGTCGGTCGAGGCAATAGATGCATTATAGCTTATGACTACGTTAAGCTGACCGGAGAAAAAGTTGATAGGAACTGGGCAGAGCACCAAGCCATTGGCGAGAAGATAGACAAACTTAAGAAACTAGCAGAAGAAGTCAATGCCCCGATAATTACAGCTATGCAAATGAACAGGTCTGGAGAAACTCACAATAGAAGAGGTTCGGATATTACAGACGACAGTTCTGCCATTGCGCTCTCTGATCGACTTCAGTGGTTTGCTGCGTTCGTAGCCATATTTAGAAGAAAGACTATCGACGAGATGGCCTTAGATGGCGAAAGATTTGGCTCGCATAAACTCATACCCCTGAAAACCAGATTCCAAGGTAAGGATGCGGCAGGCCACCACGATTTAGTTAAGAGAACTTTTGAAGACGGCTCAGAAAAATATGTAAATAATTATTTAAATTTCTCAGTTAATAATTTTTCCATATTAGAACACGGCTCACTGGTTGACGTAGTAGAAGCAGCAAGTGAGCAATACGAGCTTAACGACCAAAGACAAAGCGACGGAGAACTGCTATGAACTATAAAGAGGCGCTAATAGAAATGGGCTACTCTAACATCTCTGAAACGTCTAGGGATTATAGAACTAGGCCAATATACAGAGAGTCCTCTAATAATACATCTTTGTCAATAGATAAATCTACTGGCTTTTTTGTAGATTACGGACAAAACATAAAAGGCTCTTTTAATGAGCTTGTTAAAATATCTATGGGCCTAAAAACCCTTGCTGATGCTACCAAATGGATATCAAACAAATATACTCACGACTCAGTAGAAGTAGTAAAACAAAAACCCCTAATAAGATCTTCTAAAAAATACTCAGAAAAGCTACTTTTAAACCTAACCAAAGATCACTCTTACTGGCTCAGGAGAGGCGTGTCAGAAGAGACTATAAAACTGTTCGGCGGTGGCGTTTCCTCTCAAGGAGCCATGAATGGCAGATATGTATTTCCTGTATTCAATTACATGAAAGAAATTATCGGTTTTACCGGCAGAGATTTAGTTGATAGAGAGAATAACTGGAGACCAAAATGGAAACATATAGGAGACAAATCTAAATGGAGATATCCGTTATCCGCTAATCATAAAATTTTAAGAGATCAAAAGCAAGTTATTTTAATAGAGAGTATTGGGGACATGCTTTCCCTTTGGGATGCCGGTGTGAAGAATACTGTAGTGACATTTGGTTTAGATTTAAATTCTAACTTGATGAGCCTCCTTATTAGATTAGACCCAAATAAAATAGTAATATCGCTGAATAATGACGATAATAAAAACTCTGCTGGCAATCTAGCTTCCAGTAAAGCCTATAAAAAGCTAGCTAATCACTTTGACTTAAGTCAAATACAAACCCACCTGCCCTCCAAAAATGATTTTGGAGAAATGAATATATCGGAGATAAAAGAATGGCAAGCGAAGATAAGATAATTTCAGCCTCAAGAGCTAAGACGCTCGAAACATGTAGTTGGACATATTGGTGCAACTACCATTTAAAACTGCCTCAGAAGCAAAATGAGGGCGCTTTACGAGGCACTATCGTTCATTTAGTATTCGAGCTCTTGCTAAAAGGTAGGCATCTAAAGCATTTTAAGGCTATAGATCAAAATTTCTGTATATCAGCAAGCACAGGAGTCAACACCCTAGTAAAAAAACTTTGTAAACAATTCGAAGAAAAATACGACCTTCCAATGACCAGTCAAGAAAACTACGACTTAATAGATAAAATGATCGTAGTTGGCTTAAAGTATGACTTTTTTGGTAAAGGCGGCAAGGTTATCGAACCAGAATACGAGTTCCTTATCGACAACGAAAACCCTAGGTACAAAGTAAGAGGGTTCATTGATAAGCCTATTAGATATGAAGATGGCAGCATTAAGATAGTCGACTACAAATCTAGTAAAAAGAAATTCTCCAAAGATGAACTAGACGGAAATTTACAAGCGATGATTTATTCGCTGGCTTCTAGAAAATTTTGGCCAGAGTATAAACCTAAAGTAGAGTTTTTATTTTTACGCTTTCCTAAATCCCCATCTCAAGAGCTGGAATTTACGGACGAAGAACTTACTGGCTTAGAGCATTACTTAGCCCACGTCTATGAAATGATAAATAACTTCACAGAAGAAGATGCTAAAAGTAATTACGCAAAAAACAAAGACGGTTACCAGTGGCTATGTAAAGCTGGCAGGACTTGGAGATGCCCATATATTGACCCGTTTGATTACTACGCAATAAAAAACAAAGATGGAAAAGTAATTAAATCATCATTTAAGAATGATTTAACACCTAAAGAAGATGAGACTTTAGAGAAGCTCAAATACGAAGGTTGTCCAGCTTGGCCTACTCAACAGCAGCAAGAAGAAATAAAAGACTTTTTCGACTTTTAAGCCTTGACTATCAAGCAAGGCTGGGTTAGGGTATTCATATGGATTTGGTTCCGCTATTCAAATCTCACTACAGCATCGGTAAGTCTGTACTAACATACAAGGCTGAAGGCGCATCTAAAGACAATGAGCCAGACTCTATTGTCGATATTGCCAAGTCCAGAGACATGGAAAGAGTATTTTCGGTCGAAGACGGCATGAGCGGTTTCCTTGAAGCCTACTCAAACCTAAAGTCTTCTAAGATAGGCTTACATTATGGACTTAGGATTACTGTATGCAATGATATTTCAGACAAGACTCCAGAATCTTTAACTAAAGCTTGTAAGTTTGTAATATTTGCCAGAAATACTCACGGATATAGACTTTTAATAAAACTCTACAGCATAGCAGCTAAAGAAGGTTTTTACTATGAGCCTAGACTAGATTATAATACAATCAAATCACTATGGGACAAGAAGCACTTAAAGCTATGTGTTCCATTTTATGATTCGTTTTTATATTATAATAACTTGACTACATCCTTATGTGTCCCTGACACTAACTCAATACCTCTTACATTTTTTATCGAGGACAATAACCTGCCTTTTGATCACATACTTGAATCAAAAGTTAGAGAGTTTGCAAAAGACAGAGGTGAGGTAGTAAAAACAAAAAGCATTTACTATAAGAATAAAGCCGACTTTAAGACATATCTTACTTTTAGATGCATTAGTAAGAGGACGACTTTGAGTAAACCAAATTTAGACCATATGTGCTCTGACGAATTTAGCGTAGAAAGCCTAGATGAGAAAATTCAAAATAACTGACACCGCTCTAGACAGAGCTAAGGCTAGAGCCGCCAAGCTACCGCTTTTAAATAATTCTATACGCAAAGGAGAAGGCTCTCTAGTTGCATATATAGGTGAAGAAGTTGCGAAGGCTGTTCTAGGTGGAGAGATAGAGGATACCTACGACTACGACTTAGTCTACCATAACCCCTGTTCTGGTAAATTTACAGTTGATGTTAAAACTAAAGAAAGAACCGTAGAGCCTAGACTAAATTACAACTGCACTGTTGCAGACTTTAACACGAAGCAAAAATGCGATGAATATGCCTTTATAAGCGTTTTGAATGATTACAGCTACGCTTGGTATCTAGGAAAAATCAGCAAGCAGGATTTCTATGAAAGGGCAAGGTTTTACAAAAAGGGCGACTTAGACCCCGAGTCCCCTCGAAGCAAAAACTTTTACTTCAGAGCAGACTGTTATAACATTCCAGTAAGCGACTTAACATAATGCACGAAGAACTTTTAAGATACGATAAAGACAAAGAGTTTTTATTTATAGATTGCGAGACCTTTAATCTCTGTCTAAATGAATGCCATAATTTACCTTGGCAGATAGCAATGATAAGATACAAGGGTAACAAAATAATAAAAAGCTGGGATATAAATATAAAGTGGGATACTAATTTAGAGATCGGAGAGGAAGCCGCAAGGATAACTAGGTTCAACAAAAAAGACCACGAACGAAAAGCCATAGACCACGCACAAGCATTTAGTATTATTTCAGAACAGCTCGACTCATGCGATTTTGTAGCTGGCCACAACTTACTCGGCTTTGATCTATACTTACTAAAAAGTTATTATAATAAAATGGGTAGATGTTATAAACATTTAGTAGATAAAATAATTGACACTCTATCTTTAGCCAAAGGTATTAAGTTTGGCATACCATACAAGAAAGAAGAATGCTCTCTTATTGAATACCAGTATAAAATGTGCCATACATTCAA